CGAAGCTAGAAGCTTTATTGGCAACTTTTTAAAAGAAGTATTGATTGGAAAAGATGGATTACTACCTGAACCAGTTAAGAAATTTGTTGGTTGGTTTATTGGGGGTGACGAAAAAGAAAATCCTGTTAAGCAAAGCGAGAAGGCTGCTGATCAATTTGTACGTATTGAATCAGAAACTGATAAACAACAAAAAGAACTTTCTAAAGTTGAAAAGGATGTTGAGACAGGTGCTGCAAAACTAGAAAAAGAAAAGAAAAAAGTTGATGACATTATTGATGATAAAAAAGATAAAAAGGACGAGAAGCCATCTGAAGATAATGAAGAACCAAAGAAGCAAACCCCAACACCTAAAACTGAACAACAAAGCCCACAAACTGCACCACCACCTGCTTCTCCTACAAGTTCTACTCAACCTGCAGCTTCTCAACCATCAGCTACTACTCCAACTCCAGCAACCCAAACTCAAGAACCTCCAAAGCAAAAAAGAAGGGGTTCATTAAGAGCGCCTGCTGAACAAACTGCTACACCAACACCCACACAAACACAAAAACCAACTGCCGCTGGAACTACACAAACTGCACAACAAGCAACCCAAGCAGCACCGGCTGCAAGTGGACAACAATTCTTGAAAAGTATGTCTGATAGAGCTGCACAAGCTGTTGCAAATTTCAAAGCAATTGGTGTAACAAGTTTACCAGCAATAGAAGGTATATTGAAAGCTGCTGCAAAAGAATCAGGGATTGATCCTGCTAAACCAGAATCAGGTGCTGATGCTTGGAAAAATACAGTAATGAAAACTAATATGACGTACGCAAAAGGAACGTCACATGAGAAGCAAGGATTGACTGGTTATCAATACATGAGAGAAGTGTTTCCACAATTGAAATCTATGGATGGTGGTAAATATTTAAATGATCAAGCATTGTTGGAAGCAGTAAACAAAGGTAATGAGTTCTTTTTTGATATGGCTTATGGTATTGGCAATCCTAGACAAACATTAGGTAATACACAAGCAGGTGATGGTTGGAAGTATAGAGGTCGTGGATACATTCAAATTACCGGTAGGAACTGGTATACAAAGATTGCCAATGCAATTGGTGTTGATATTGTGAATAATCCTGACCTGGTTGCTTCTGACCCACTTGTTGCCGCAAAAGCTGCTATTGCATACCTTGCATTGTCATTTGGTAAACAAAATTATGCAAAAGGTTTAGAAGCAATTAATGCTTTTACAGATTCTACAAGAGCCCTTCAATTTATTACATTGAATGTTGCTAGTGGGGGTGCTGGATTAAATGAACAACTATTAGCAAAGAAATTACAAGATGCTAATTTTCAACAACAATTATCTAAAGCTGAAGAAAAGGGTGGCCAAGTTGCTAAGCAAGCACTTGGAACTCCAGCATCAAGTGGTGTTGCAGCAACTCCTCCACCCTCAACAGGAACACAAGTTGCCCAACAATCAGCTGATGTTGGCTCAGCAAAGAAACAACAAGATGCTGATAAAAAAGTATCTACAAATACTGTTCTTTCAAAAACCAGCACAACAACAGCTGTTCCTTGCAAGGATGCTAAAGGTGGGTTTGGAGAATGTACTAAAGCTGCATAAAAAAAGGGGCCTTTTGGCCCCTTCCTGTTACTCTTCTTGTGCTAACTTCTTAAAGAATTCCATACCTTCTTCATCATCGTCATCATCAAGACTTGGAGCTGGCTTTGCCTTAATTGCTTTAGGCTTTTCCTCTTCCAACGGTTGACCAGTAGATGTCTGACCATTCAATCCAAGAATCTGATACAAACGAGTCTTCAATGTGTCATATGACTTAAAGTTCTTTGGATCAAGGAACTCTTGCAATGAATGCTGTTTTGACCAAATCTTTTCTAACTCTTCATCATCATTTAACAATGGAGCCTTAGAATCAAACTCAGACTTATCATAGTTACGATAGCTCTCAACATTACGAATCTTCAACTTGAAGTTTGCACCTTCCCAAAGATCAAAAGGATTAATCTTCTCTTCATCTTCAAATTCAGGGTTCATAGCCGCGTTTAACTTGTCCCAAATCTTTTTACCGTATTGATACAGGAATACTTTGCCCTCGTTCTCAGGGTGCTTAGAATCCGATACAACATAGATATTTGAAATGAAATATAAACGACGCTTCTGTTTACGAACTGTTGCTTGGTTCTCTTTTGTACCAGTAGCCCACAATTGAGAATTATACTCTGAGAGTGGATCTTTCTGACCAAGCGATGTTAAAGACTTCTCAATGTACCATCCATTAGGACCTTGAAATCCATGATCCCAAATACGTACAAAAGGAACATCTTCATTAGCGGGTGCAGGTAAGAAACGGATTACTGCAAAACCATTTCCTGCTTTATCTACTTCTGGCTTCCAAAACCGAGTATCTTCTTGCTGACCCTGCTTTGGTGTTTCCAGCTTTGTTAACTCAGCATTGAGTTTCTCAAAACTGCTTGAACGGCTCTTCTTTAACTGCGCAAAACTTGTAGTCATGTATTACTCCTGTATAAGATGTATGTCGTTGTATAAGTTGTATCCACATTGTTCATAACCAATGTTATATTTATAATACTACCGTTCACTAAATTTGTCAACAACAATTTTCCTAAACCTTTCTTGATCAAATTCTATGAATGGTTTGTACTTATTACATTTGAACTTAAATGAAGGCCAAATAATCTGATCCTCAATGTTCCTTGACCAATGCTTAAAGAACTTACATAACGAATTCAAAATAACAACTGTTTCAACTGCCACTTCTTTTCTTAACGCAATTTTGAGAAGCTTAGGATATTGACCATCCGTAACAACAACATTGCTGTCAAAGTTACTATCCAGCTTCTCTAAATCATTTTCAAACACGTATTGCAACGATTGTTGACGACCTAACCATTGTGAGTATACTTTATCCCCATTAGAGTCGGTAACAACATCACCAATCCAACGAGTGTTGTCAACAAAGTTTGCAATTAAAAATCCCCTAACATCTTTCTTCTTTGCTAGCTTACAAAAAAAGAATTTGTCGTTCCTCTTTTCAAACGTAGAACGCCCTGCCTTTACAGCTCCTCCATACTTGAAGTAATCATAATACGGGGAAGTAAAATGATTCTTTAATGCCACATACTGTTTGTATGCAACATAACCCTCTTCAATGTTAACCATAACAATTATATTGGTAGCTTAGATGTCTTTGGCAAAAAGTGTAGTGATTCTGCTTCATTTCTAATTTTAGCTTTGAACTTTTGGTTCTGCTTAATTAGTTGTGCAGCAGTCTCGATCTCCATGTTATTCTGTTCACAATAATAGACTACAGCATCAATGTATTCCATCTTTTTGTCAACGACAAGAGTCTCAATCTCACTAAGAAACTGCTTGACATTAATTACAGAACTTATTTTAAGGTTATCGGTCATCGGTAGAATATGTGATCGCCAATCTGTATGATCTTGTTGTATTTCCATTGTGGGTTTACATACGTTGCATGATAGAACACTGCCCCATATGTAGGATCCTTTTCTTTTTCATATTGATTAAAAACATGCCTAGCGACATTATAGCTCTTATCCCATAAACTGTCAACAGGCGGTTTATTGCGTTCACAAACCCAAGAGAACTGACATACGTTATCAGTCTTTTGGTAAACAACACTACACGTATCTGAAGGCCATCTACCACTCGTTGCTCTATTGAGTGTAACATAGGCAACAGCTTTCATTCCTTCATATGATTGGTTTGCAGCTTCATAATAAATGTTGTCCGCAAGACATTTAATTTGTCTTTTGGAATTCAAGTAATCAGTCTTTGACAAGTAATTCTTTGGCTGATTGTCATTCGAAAAAATATAAATGGCTGATATTGTACTAACAATGAATACAGCAATAGCAGCCCTTACCAGGTTTCTAGTAAACATATCATTATCCTCGTTTTAAAATCTTATACAGGCTTCGAGTTTAATTTCATTTGTTCAGCCTTATACACTCGTTCTCTGAGTGTGCTTGAGCTAAACGCATGATCCCGTTTATTGAAATATACTTCCATGGGAATAGATTGTCCAGTAAAGACATTCTTCTTATACTCGCTTCCAACAATACGAACATCTATTGGCAACGTTGTCAGAATATTTAATAATTCATCCTCTGTTGTGTATACGATTGTTTCGTCAACATACCTGCACGAGGCTACTTGAATTTGCCGTTCAATTATTGATTGCACAGGTTTGTTCTTGGATGGTCTGTCAATTGTTGGATCTGACTGAATACCAACAATTAGATGATCACATTGTAACTTTGCTTCACGCAGCATTACAACATGGCCAGCATGGAACAGATCAAATGTACCACATGTAAATCCAATTTTTTTCATGATGTAGAGGTGAGAGGGTTTCCCCTC